TAACTTTGCCAGGATCTTTAACGTTGTAATTAAAACTTTTATCCCCAACTTTGTATTCAAAACCTTTGAACTCGTTGTTAAATAGATTATTAGTTTTTTCTACAAACACATTAGATCGCTCTTCTGCAACTCGTTGATTATCCTCAACTTCTTTGTTATATCGATTAAAGAAATCCATTGCTTTTTGATATTCATCATTAACAATAGGAGTTGCTTTAATCTCATCGTAATACTTAGACTTTTGCCCGTCTAAATAGGCCTTAGCTTCGGCAACCTGCTCTTTTAAAGCTAATTTTTTTCTTTTAACATCACGTTCATCGTCAACTTCTTCGTCAAAAGAAAATTGATCGTCCATCATGAAGTCTATTTCTTCAGCCGATAAATGTGGCTTAGTTATTTTGTAATATTCGTTCAAAGCTGTAAGATTATCCATTTCGCTATAATCTTGATTTAATCTTACATAGTCTTCAACACTTCCGCCAGTTTCATTCATAAAACTAACTAGCTTTTCTATATTCTCAGGTAAAGGATCACCTGTTTTTTCAGATTGTTGAATAGCAGCATTTGCTTCTTCAACAGTGTTTTCTACTTCTTCTTGGACACTTTGCTCGGCAACTTCTTCATTTGTTGCTTCGACGTTTTCTTCGCGTACTTCTTCGCTAACTCCGGATTCGTCGCGAACAGGTACCTCATCTGTGTTTTGCTCCTGAACGGCATTTTCTAATTCGTTTACTTTGTTCATGTCTAAAACAATAGTGCCATCGTCTTTATAAGATACTGGCGACTCTTGCTCTTCTACTTCTTGTTCTTGTGCAACTTCTTCGTTTTGCACTTCTTCAATGTTTTCGTTTTCTTCCATAATATAAAATATAAATTAATAGTTATCTAGGCTCAAAATTATTTAAACCAAATCCACCTAACGTATCATTACCTGAAGATTCAAAGTTTTTAGGTGGTTTACCTGTTTTGCGTTGATCTATAAGCTCGCTTTGTTGAGAAGCCTGTATTTTAGTTCTTCTGTCTTTACGATCTTCTTTATTATCTTCTCTTTGCTTATTTATATTAAGCTCCATTTGCTTTAACTGCATGTTTATTTGGAACTCATAGTTCATTAGTTCTTTTTTAACGTTTGCCTCTTGAGATAACATTTCAGCTTTCATTTGAGTTTTAGCTTGCTCTAGCTGTATCTGTGTCTCAACTAAAGCTTGACTTTTTTGAACTTCAGCTTGAGCTGCAACTTGCTGTGCTTGCGCGTTAGCTTTAGCTTGTGCTTGTATATTTTCTTGCTGCATGCGCTGATCACGCTCTATTTTCTTTTTTCTACGTATTTTAAGTAGTTGATTGGCGAGCTTAATGTTTTTAATCTCTCTAAGATCAATAGCGTCTTCTAAGTCTATAGCCTGCTGTTGAAGTGATTGTTGTATGTTGTTTTCTAGCAATTGCTTTTCTTCATCATCTGGAGTAAGTTCAAGACTTATTCCAAAGTCATACAAGTACAAGCTTTTAACATCTTCTAAAGTTCCAACGTTGTGAACACCTATAGCTTGTATGAACGCATCTCTTGTTGGTGAAAACTCTAATAAATCAGATATTCTAAGAGATAACTGTTCAGCAACGCTTTGGCTTAAGAATAAACCAGCTTGCAGTATGTGTCTTGTCGCGGTATTGCTGTTAGCAGCTGCTAGCTTTTGTATACCTACTAACGCATTTCTATCAGGCGTTGAAGCGTCTTTAGCTTCATTAAGCCCGGTGACATCACGTATCATCTGCAAGTAATAGTTGTATGTTTGTATTAAGCTTTGCATTTTTTGCCCGCCAGAACCTGAAGCTATTTCTTGTATAGGTATTCTACCTTGATTAGGCTCGCCTAACTCGTTCATTGATCTACCAATAACACTACCTGTTTGAAAGAACATGTTTAAAGCTTCCTGTGGATTATAGTTTGTACCGTTGCCTAAGTCTATTTCAGCTAAACCATCAGCGTCTAAATATATACCGTCAGGTATCATACGCGACATGACTTGCTGTAGTTTCAAATGTGTTAACTGTATCATATCAGCAAAACCTGTTATACGCTTTACTAATGAATCAATTTTACCGTTGTACATACGAGGAGCCACAATGCTATAGTTCATTTGAACTTTGTTATAATCAGACTTAGGTCTAATCATATTCTTAGCTTGTTGCCACTTTAATATTTTATCAGTACCTAATACTAAGACGCCTTCAAATAAAGTTTCAACTTTTTTACTTAATCTAGTAAAGTTAACTTGCTTATCTTCTGGTGGATTAAACTGATCGTTTTTTTCTATAGCTTTTTCACCACCACTAGGTAAAGACTTAATTTTATAAACATCGTTCATAAAAGTCTTATAGTTAAAGTATAAAAGCTTTACTTTGTTTTCGTCTTGATACTTTTCACCTCTACCTTGATAAGCGCTATACTTACCTGTAGAAACGTTATATTGTTGTGTTATTTCTTTTAATTCAGACTCTGTTAAATGAGGAAACTCTTTAGCCACTTCATTTATAGGTATAGTTTTAACTTCACCCACATAGTATATATCATCAAAATACGGCGAGTCTGTATAAGAATATACTAGATCTGCTGGATCAACATATTGCACTTTCACACCTTCAGACGTGTTAAAAGATGTCTTAACGCAAGCCATGCCGAGCACAGCTAAATCATAATAAAATCTTTTCTTTATTAATTCGTATTTATTACCTTCAAGTAAAACATTAATAGCTTGTTCGTTAGCAAGCTCTACAGACTGCTTATACGTTAACTGCATGTGAAGATCTAGCTCTTCTTGAGTTTCTGGCAACTTGTCTTCTGGTGTATTAAATATATTTACTTTAAATCGATCTTTACTAAACTTAGCTAGATCTTTTGTTCTCATGTCTTCTAGTATAGCCTCCATGTATGAAGTTCTTTTATTCATACCATAAGGATCTTGAGAAGTAGCTTTTATCTTATAAGTTCTATTTGACATACCGTTAACTAGTATATCTACAAACTTAGGAATAATAGGAACAGGCTTCCAGTCTAAATTTAGATAAGACAAGTCACCGTTAATAGATAGCTCATCTTTGTATTTTTGTATTGATTGTTCACCTCTAGCGTAAAGTCTTAGCTTGTGAAACTCTTGCTTATTAGTGTAGTATCTATTAGTTGAGTATGTTTCGTTAAACCACTCACGCTCGATGGCTTGAGCTACTTTCAACCCATACTCTAGCGACATTTTTTCTAAGTCACTAACGACTTGGCTTGGAAAATAATTGTTTGCGTAATTCGCCATACTTACTGTTTAATTATCTTTGAAACAGTGCTACTGTTGTTAAACTTAGCAATGTTTATATTTAATTTTTGTCTTTCTACTTTAGCGTTTGGTGCGTACAAGTGTCTATTGCAAGCCATTATAGCTAAACCAGAGCTTATCGAAGCATCAAACTTAGTTCTTTTATTTATATCAAACTTAGCCCAATCGTTTAAGGTTTCGTTAAAATACATGGTTCCGTAAGTGCCATCGTTTAAATGACCAACGTGGTTTTGTATATACATTTCTATAGCAGCGGCATGCGCTTGCTTAATATCCTCGCTTGAGTTTGGTATACCACCTATTTCTTTTTCAGTAACAGATAGTTTATTCCAAGACTTGTCTGGCCTATTCATACTAAAACCCCTGTAACCTCTACGTCTCAAGTAATACAATAATCTTGGTTTGTTATTTTCCGCTAGTATTGGCATGCCGTAAAAAACACAAGCCATTAATACATCTTCAAAAAACATTTCAGCGGTTTGCGGTCTAGCTATATATTCTAAAAAAAATGTATTAGCAGGAGCAGACTCCATGCTAAACTTAGTTAATCCATGAAGAGATCCGTTGGATCCTCGACCATCAACAGTACCACTAATATCATAACTATCGCAGCCAAAAGCGCCCATGTGCTCGTTCCCAGGATATTTAACTCCATTTTTTATTATTATTTTGTTTTGAAGATGTTGCTGTGGTGTCCAAGATATTTTAAATCTACCTTTTGGATCTGGATAAAATATTACTTGAGTATCTTTTATTCCGTTAACCCACTGAAAGTTCCCCGTGTTACACACAGAAGAACTACCAATACCTTCGTTGTAATCTATTTGCTCGTATATTTTAACTAAATTAAATATACTATTTTTTGTCTCATCTCTAAATGCATGCTCTTCAGTTCTTGGAAACTGACGGTAAAACTCGTTTAATGCGTCTTGATCTGATTTTAATCCTTCAGCTTCATTGTTCCAATGATCTATAACGCCGTAATCAATCAATTCACCGTTTGGTCCGTATACATCATGATCTGGGTTATTAAATACAGGCTGTCCGTATTCGTCAATAAATCCTTCATAGTTCCATTCCATTGGGATAAACAAAGAATATAAACCAGACTTTGTTTGTCCATTACGGTTTCGGCTTGCAACATTTGAATCATTGTACAGCTTTTTAAAATTATCACCACCTTTATCTAGCGCATTGCTAGTAGATCCCATCATGCATTTACCAACTACACGAGCACCTAGCCTTAAACAAGTTTTAGTTACTCGCCAGTTGTTTAGAATATTATCAGGTCTTTCCCACTTACCACTTTCATCGTGAACTAATAAATTAAGCT